TGTAGTCTTCAGATTTACGTTTTGTTTGGCGTTCTTCAAAATCATTAAAAACAGCTTCAAACTTTGCATTTTGGATACTAAATTTAGCTATGTCGTCGGCGTACTTTATTAACAAGTCATATGACGCATCTTTTTCTCCTCTATTATAAGCTTCAACTATTTTATCGTTAGCCTCAAGAAATTTCATTTGTTTAATGTATCTCTCAAAAGTCTCGACTATCAGTTCAGCTTCATTTTCGTTGGTAGGTTCAAAATCTTTTATTTCTACTATTTTATTGAGTATGTCTTCATCATCAATAAATTCTTGTTGCAGTTGACCTATCGTTGGCACCACGCCCGTTTTATCATACCGTTTAGATATCCATTGCCACATTTTCTTCTCAGACTCCTCTTGCAGGTAAGAATATTTCAGATATTGCTTAGCAATATCCATTATGGTGCGTTTCTGAAGTGCTACAGCCAATAACTCTACAATAAAATTCTCAGCCAGTTTATTATTCGCCATATCCCCTTTTTATATATACTTTATTGTATTCTTGTTTTAATAGTAATTTGCATTCGTTCTTGTTGGAACACATCACACAAAAGGAACTTTTATGGAAGTACAACGTTGTAGTTGCTATGCACCATAAAAATCCTCGGTCGGTGTTTAAATGTAAAGCTTTTTGTTTTTCTTCCCTTTGAATCAGGGTGACGACAAGTTCGTTAATCTTAGAGTTTTTCTTAATAACGTTGATGCGATGCCGGATTTTTATACCCGCTCTAGTCATAAAGACATTCGTTTCCATAGAGCACATATTCCAACGCTTTATAGCACTGGCTCCAAATATCCAACTAATTCGTACACGACGGGAGTAATCAATGTCAGATCCGTCATTAAACCAGCTCTGCATCCCATACTCAAGAAACTTCCTTATAAAGTCTTCTCCTATCTCGTCGCCAAAATAATCCATAAAATTATTGAAGCTGTTTACGTCGTTATCATTACATTTTAGCGGGTGTTTGTTTTTTGTGATTTGTTCTAGTAACTCAATTAAAGTATCAACCGCGTACCTAAATAATTTTTGTCTTCTCTTATTCATTTTTATATTCTAAACCATTTAGCTATCCAACGTTCAAGTGTGGGGAAACAATCATCAACTGAAGTGTCTAAAATTCCGACTTCGTCTTCCCCGATTGCCTTAATATAAGTATTTAACCTTGTTTCGGAATGTTCGCTAAAATACAGCGAATATACGTCAAAAAAATCGATTATCAGGCTTCTGTCTTTAGTAGCGGTTGTTCCTAAAACACGCCCTTTCTTTTGTATTGTGTTCGCGTCTTCCAAACCTCCGTCTACATTTATCAATACTTCAACCTCGCTTACCGTTACCCCCTTTTTGAATATTCCGGAAGCTAACAAGAATCCGCCGCTTTCCTTCAAGAAGTTATTTTTTGCTTCTTCGCGCTCTTCGGTTTTAGTACCGCCGTGTATAAACTTAATGCCGCTTGCTTTGGAAATCTTTTTACCATGTTCAATACTCTGAAACAATATCAATGTCTTCAAATTTAAGCGTTTCAATATGTCTATAACGTGAAACAATGCATTGTTGCGTATCACATTTTCGAATATTATCTTTTTGCGATATTCGTTGTAATCGGTATTGTCCTCCATTTCAGCCCCGTAATCAACTTGGTTATGGTCTAATAGCAGCATGAATACTTTATAGTCGCTCAATACCTTTCGGTCTCTTAATGTCGATTCTTTAATAGTGTAAACTATTCCGCCTGACCAAGCCTGAAGTTTTAAATTTTGAATAAACGAATTAGCACGGTATGGAGTTGCTGAAAGGCAAAGCAAATAATCAATCTTATGACATTTCTTATAAATAGACAATCTTGTGTCTGAACAGTTGTCGTGTATTTCATCGATGCAAAGAAATTTCAAATGTTTTAAATACTCCAACATCTTTTTCTTTTTTGCCTTGTCTTTGCAACGCGTCGATACCGCTTGTTGAACGGTTTGAATCATAGCCACTGTAACTAAATGATTCGTGTCTATTCTGCCAGCCCGTATTTCCCCAATTTCAATACCGCCGTATGGCTCAAAAAACTCCTTTATATCTCCAACGGCTTGACTGAACAACACATCTGTATCGACAATAAATAAAAACTTATCGGTTGGGTTGTTGTTATTAAATATCCGTATTATTTCTGAAGCGATGAAAGTTTTACCGCCTCGGGTTGGAACTACAATGATGCCAAATCTTTTCTCAAAAAACGCTTCAACTGCTTCAGATTGGTGGTCATATTTTCCCGACATACGAGAATCAATAACCGTTCCCGTTGGAAGTGTATATTCATAATTGTATAAATCGTACGTAATGTCGTTTTCTTTTAAATAAGCCTCCAATACGCTCAACATTCCAATCTTAAATGTATAAATACGCTTATCAAACATTTCGCTGTATTTCTTAGCGGCGTATGGGTCGGGGTTTTTGAACGAAAGTGCTTTCCCAACGTGTTTCAACCCAATCTTAGTTGATTTAGCAAAACTGAACTCAAAATTACTTATTCTTTCAATGGTCACAATGGGCTGTTTCATTTTCTTAATATTTTACAGGAGGAAGGATAAAGAAGAAGACCACCCCCTCTCCCCTCTTTGGGTTACTTTTACAGTATGAAAGTCGTGAGTTGTTAATAGACCACCCCTTGTTCAGACCGAAACAGAGCTCACACGTTAGACTTAAACTTTGAACTAAAAATGTTGATTTTAAAGCATCCTACGCAAACTTGAAAGCTCTTTCATATAAGTAGTTGAACGCAGATAGAAAGTTTATTAACAAAAAGAGCGGGCATGAATAGCTCGCTCTTTTAAATGATAAGTAATCAAGTTTTATATTAAGTTGGTGCCGTCCCATACATAACTCAAATTGTTGTATACATAAATTGTACCGCTGACTGGCGTAACCCCGTCGTCGAACAAAAAATCTCCATCTGGGCGTATTATGGAATGAATATTTTTATCGGCTACCGAAAAATATTTATCTCCCAATTGTAGAGCGCGTGGGTCTGGTTCTTCGCCTGTTATTTGAATCAATCTAACTGGAGGATTAACGTAACCCAAGAATGGTTGCAATTCCCAACCCTCAAATATTTTTGAGTAAAACCCATTATTAGAAAATGTTGGGTCTCCTTTCACTGAAACGATTTCTCCGTAATTAATATCCAACCCGTCTACACCAATTGAGGATAATGAATCTGCTTGCATATCTGACTTTAAAGCGTATGTTTTTCTCACGTTTAAAGTTCTTGTGTAATTGTTAGTTTGATAAACAGCGGTAACATTTGTTTCAAAAGTCTTAACTTCCCAATATTTTGTATTCCACATGAGTATTGCTATAACACCTGAATCAACAGGAGTCGTAATAGTTATCTTGGAACCGTTTACATCATGGAAATTAGCAAATGTAATTGTGCTGCCTTTGCCGACTCCAGATATGTAACTCACCCTCGAAGTATCGGGTTGTATTGGGATTGTATTAGCAATAGCAAAACCTGTTAACGAAGACTGAGTCGCCAATTCCAAACCGCGGATGTAATCTAACATGCTCAAAGCATACGCTTGTTCACTTGCTGGAGTTATTTCAGTTCCAACTGGCCTGCCTAACAAAGCGGCTATTATTAAATTTTTGGTATCAATATATCCAGACATAATTATTTTGTTTTAAGAATAAGATTCTTTTTGATAATTTGGGTCAAAATTTTCACTTTCAATTAAGTCGTATTCTAAAATAAATTCAACTTCTTCACCCGTATTGTTTATTGTTTTAGCCTTATATTCGGCAAATAAAACCTCATCTGTTTTATTGCTACTTTTTTTAATCAACCTTTGTACCCAAATTCCTATTGCCCCGCCTGACAAAAATGGCTCGTCGTTATTAGTCAAAGCAACAGAGTTATCAGCTTTGTTTTTATACTCCCCGTCGAATTGCAATACTAATTCACCGTCCGTTATAAAGGAGCATGTCTCAGGCACTGAAATAACCATCTCGTCCGTGCGTTCAATCCTCATAGTATCATCCGTTAACCGCTTAACCGTATAATCTGTATCTTCAAGAGCCGAGTCAATAGCACTATAAGTACCGTACATCCCTTCGGAAATAGATTCACACATTACATCAAACGGATACAATACAAAAGATTCACCTACCGCCGCAGGTTTGACTATTTTTAAATTTACCCCCGCTCTATAAAACGCGGCTGAAAAGAACTCTGCCTGTATTGGTTCTTGATATCTGCTAGATATTTTCTCCATAAATAACTCATTCCCCACAGGAACCGCAGCCACTTTAAACTCGGCTAAATTAGTGTCGTCACCAATAATTTTCAAAGTCACGTTTTTTACGGGAAAATCAAACTTATTAACCAAACAAATTCCAATAGTTTCTTTTTGTCTTTTTTCGATTGTCAAAGAAGATATTAAATCAAATAAAACATTCACGGCTGCATTGGGAACGGGAGAAGAAGAAACAAATCCGCCAAGGCTCCTCATTGGGTCTGTTTGAGGAAATTCTCCTCCAGACTTTACGAGTGAAGAGGACGAGCCTGTTAAGTATATCATCATAATTTTATGAGTATTGTCGGGTTGTTGTTATTTTGTTTATATTAATCGCAAAAGAAGATTCTGACAAAATTTCAGTATCGTTCAATAAATTTTTGAAATTAGCAATGCAAAATTTTTGTAAAATTGTTTTCACATTACCTATTAACCTATAACGCAACGATATTGTGCTTTTACCGTAATCGACAGGCACTGATATGCGATTATAAATGTTATCAATGTTGAGTTTGTAGTATGCAGGGTGTGCTTGACCAGATACTGAAACTTCAAACTCAATTTCGTCAAAATCAGGTATGATAACAAAATCATTTTCTGTGTCAGAAATAAAAGAAGAGTCCATATCAGGAACCGATAAATCTTTGTTGGCATTGGAAATTATTTTTGCTCGCTTCATGTTTGAGCGATTCAACAAAATCCAACCGTTGAACATATTATCAGGTATGGAGCCAACTCCTAAATAATTGCAACCGCCCGTTATGCGAAACGTGTTATTAGTTGACAATGGAAAGAATGAGAACGAAGATATCTTGTATCCATGTTCAATTGAAATCAACAATTGTCTTTCAGAGTGAATAGCCGCGTCTAATATGCTAACAATGGGGTTAAGTGAATTTTTATTTGCGTTAGCTGAATCGTTAAAAACCGAAATTCCTCTAAGATCTTTTATCTCCAAGACTCCGTTTTGATATTCAGTTTGGGCTAAAAAATATTGGTCTTCAGCTAATATTGGAGCGACGTCTGATACTAGTTCTATAATAGAACAAGAGTCATATTCGTATATCAGTTCATCGTCGTTTATTTGTTCAGATCCTGGTGTAAACGTTCCGATTGCGCTGTACCTCAAATTATTTTCAGGAGCAAACGCCCCGCTTAATATAGCAGAAGTGTCTGAAATAACTTTCAAGACTTCATAATCGCTAACATTCAGATTTGAATTTAATCTTACTTTATTGGGGAAATTATTTCCGCCGCGTAGAACTTCTGTAAAATTAGTTCCAACTCCCGTTAAAGAACCATTTGCATTTACGCTTACCGAACCAGTTTCTAAATTTGTTGTTTTGTATTGAGCAACGAACCAATGTTTGAAACCGTCGGTTGAAACTATGACGCTAATAGAATTAGACAGCGTTATTAAATTAAGTTTGGAATCAACAGCAATTCCAGGATTGAAAGTTATGGAATTTACATTACCTAACGATTTAGTTGCCTTTAGATAAGTATTTTTAGAGTCTCTAACAACTCCAAAAGATTTTATCATCGCCCCTAGAATTTTCAGATATCCGTTCTCTTTCATAAAGCTTTGGAGCTTGTTTAACTCACAAGCTTCAAGGAACAAATCGGGACTTATTTTTAATCTTGACATATCTATAAATCTTTCTTATTAATACTTGTTAAATGTATATTGTTATGTTATTCAAATTATAAGGCAACAGATATTTGTTAGATATAAATGTTATTTGTTCATCCGTCAAGCCCTTGTTATTATTCTTAGCGAATATATAAAACAAATTATATGATTGTATAAACCCATTGCTTTTAGCATTGGCATCTCTGCTTTTCATAGGAAGTATATTAGTACCCCAAACTAGAGGTCTAACTTTGTAATTCCAGATGGAAACAGCTCCTCCCGCGTTGCTGTCAATCTGAATAAAGGGCAACATTGATTTCACAAACTTGTTATTGAAATATAAATTGTTACCAATATTCAAATTGTTTGTGTAATTGTCTTTGTTGACTGAGGAATAACAATGTATTATTCCTCTAACATTATACCATACATCGTTTCTAAAACCAGATAGTGGAGCATCAAAGAACAAGTCGGTGATAGAATCGCCGTTTGGAGTTATGAACGCGTCAACTAGTTTGTTTTTTAAATTATCAAATCCTTCTACTCCAAAAATTAGTTTATCGTTTGGTTGTAGATTTCTTAATTTAAAACTAAATGTTATTTCGTAATCAATGGAGCTGCTAACTTTTATGAGATAGTTTGAAGCGTCTTCTGACATAGAAGTTCTTCCAATGCCACATTTACCGCTATCGGATGATAATATCAAAACTCCTTTTCCTTCTAAAAGACTCACGCTAACATTGCTGTTTTCAGTGACGAAGTAATTGTTGGCATCTACAAAGTCAGCCGTATTTTCTTTTGTTTTGTTTAAAGAGTTTACTCCATTAATCCCCCTATACAACGGAGAACTATTACCAACAACCCAACCCATTTTAGTTTTAGGTAGTTTTGAATTTAACAGTTCGTCATTCGTGTTTGAGTTTAATACTCTTCTAAACTCACCATCTATTGGCATAACTTTAGAGTTGCTATATAGCTCACCTTTGCTTTTGAACACCAACGTTGTCCCGCGTTTGCGTATTTCGTCGTACAAATGGTATGATAAATATTGAAGGTCTTCTAAGGTAATGTTTGATTCATCAAAGTACAAATTGTTTTGTCGGACGTTTTCTTTCATCAAATCTATGTCCGAATTAAAATTTTCAAACCTTTTTGAAAAACGTATAACCAACGAAAAAAATTTAGATATTGAAGAAAACAAGGAGAGATAATCGGCGTCAACCTCTTCGTCCCTATCATCCCCCCTTGTTATATAACAGGGAATAATACCCCTAAAATACAACTTCTTCAAAAGATTTGCACTAACAACTTCAGTCAATGAATCGTTTAGTATATTTTTGAATATACTGGAATTTGTTACGACAAATTCATCAACTTTAGGTGCTTCCATGGTGTGTGATTATTACTTTTTCTTTTTAGTTTTATCTGCCTTTATATCAGATTTAGACACTTCTTTTTTCTCCCAATTTTTTGCATCAAAGAAGAACGACAATACGGCTGATTCATCAACGCCTAATTCTATAGGGATAATGAAATTCTTGTCATCTACAGTAACCGCTTGCACTAATTGCTTTTTGTCGATTACTTCAAGAACCACGTTGCGATTTTCTTGCATTGATTCATCGTAAACCGCCCTTAATTTGTCGTATGATTCTTTGTCTTCTTTTGAAAGCAACGCAACGGAAAGTTTAAAATCGTAATCTTCTTTTTTGCCAGCTGATTCAGCAGCCTTTTTCTTTTCGTTGGCTAATTGAATAGCCTTATCTTCTAACTCGATAAGTTCCGGATCTGTACACTTATTTATCAATTCAACTTCTTTAGACAGTATTTCCAAATTTGATAATAAACCCAAATTAAGATGCAAATTTTTGATTTTGTTTCTCTTACAATAATTAAGAAGTTCTTGTACGTTTTGATGTACGATTTTTATTTCTATCAATTTCATTTTTATTCAGCGATGATTGTACAATCGCTATACTCTGGGGTTGTTAATAAATATGTTTCGCAATTTGTTTTCAAGTCTCCCGTTAGAAAATACTTATCAAACGGATTGATTTGTTCAGGAGTTGGCATAGGCGGAATATTAAAATTCATTCCTTGACCTACTGAATAGTGCCTATCTGGGATAATCGAGCCCAAACCTTGTTCTTTTACTTCCTTATTTAGATAAGTACGAACGTTGAAATTTACGGTTTTGCCCACATAATCAATGTTAGCATTGACTACTTCTATGCAAGCCGCGTCGGTGATGACTCCGTTTTTGAAGTCCATTGCTGTTTTGAGTGACATAATTTTTTATTTTTTAATAATTGTTTAAATCGAAACTTGTCGTTAAGGATGAGTCTCCATAATAGTATGTTATATCGACAACAGGGCTACCTGTAGCGGACTCATAGGTTTTCCCCGTTGGGGCTAATTCAACTATTATTGAACCATTAGCAGGTATTGTAACGTTTGTTGAATCTAAACCGCCAAATGTAGACGCATCAGCCATTGTTGCTGTAAGGTATAATGTTACATCATAGTTATTTGTATTTTCAAATAGTATCTTTAAACTATCCATAAATACAGTGTAATTACCGTATCCGCCGAATGCAATGATTTTGCTATTGAAACTTACATTTATAGCTCCTAACACAGTTCCTCCGCCGCTTCCTATTATGGTTATTGTAGTAGGCAATGCTGGTAACAAGTAAAATGTCCCGTAGAAGGTAGAATTTTGATTAAAGTACAATAAGCTATCATTTGCTTGACCTGAATGACTGAATAAAACAGGAACTATATGCCAATCTCCCAACCCTAAATCGCTCAAAATATTAATGTTCAATTGTGAGTAATCTCTTATGTCAGATATTTTATAAAGATACCCATTGCTTGTGTTAGCCCAATTGTTCACCAATATAAAACCGACATCTAAAACTCCTACAGCCGTTTTTGCGAATAGAAACTTATTAAAGTTTGTTAGGTAAGATACTTCAACTCCCATATTGAAAGTCCTGTTATTACCATATTCCACGCTCGCCCCTCCTCCGTTCATTACTAACGTGAACCAATTAGTTGCAGCGTGATTATAGCCTCTAAAATCTCCCAGTCGGAAAGGTGAACCTGCTCCGCCTTGCGGTTTATTATAAGTCCATTTTGTACCTGATATTAAAGCATTGATTAAATCAAGAGGGCTAGAATATGTCGGGATTGTAAATCCATCATCAATAGCAAAATAATCGGCTTCGACTAAACCGCTTAATTTATTAAAAGAAACTGGTTTGTAAAAGCTCCATTGGTTTACATTTGACGCAACGCATAAACTTCCGACATCGCTAATTGACCTGCCCAGTGCACTGTTTACTGTAGATATGCTTACATTTGTTGTTCCTATACTCATTTTAATTGCCTTCTAAAGTGTTTATTTTCGCTGTGAGTCCTTGAATTGCACCGATCAGATAAGGTATTAACTTGACATAATCAACACTTAAATATTCATCATTATAAACTGTATGTACCAATTCAGGAAGTACTTCTTTTAATTCCTGTGCAATTAATCCAACATCTTTTTTATCTGTTTTATTTGAATTTAATTCTTTTGCTTTCTCATTCCAATTGTATGATACAGGATTTAGTTGGTTGATAATATCTAATGAATTACCTATTGATTTAATATTACTTTTCAATCTTTTATCTGATGCAGAATAAGCAGTGATTTCACCTGTTGCTTGAATATTCCCACTTATAATTGCACCTGCTCCAATAAATCTACCATTTGAAATAATATCACCTTTTGCCCCTATTGAACCGTTTCTTGCATTAATATATACTGTTCTTGTACCATCTCCATATATATTTCCCGCACTGCCTATAAAACCAATACCTTGCCAAGATTTAATGTCTATGTTGCAATTATCATAACTTGCATCATCCCCAGTTCCAACATATACCCCAGTACTATTAGCTACAGTAAACTGTGTTGCTTGTATTGAACCATTAAATTTAGCTGATCCAGATTCTAATGAAAATTGTATTTGTTTAGAGCCATTATAACCCATATATAATGAGTGTCCATATCCAGGAATATTATTATATGTATAACCTAAACCATATGCATTTGCAACAGATGCCCAACTATTTCCAATTGTCCAAATAACTTTATCAGTTGTGCCATTTTCATCATAATCACCACACATTGCAACAGGTGATGTTGTTTTAAAATATGTATTGGTTGTTACTTTTGCTGTAAATTCCCCAGAACCTATAAATTTATGTCCATAACCAGTTTGAGTTGGTATATATTCAAAATTACCATTAGTGTTATTTCTACCAATAGTCATACTATATGTGGAATTACCAACTATAATATTATTTGCTGTTAAATTTCCATTTGCACTTACATTTGATGCAAATGTTGCTGTTTTATCACTATTCAAACTTAAAACTCTATCGCTCTCTTTATCACCTGAGTCACCAACATAGAATTTTATATTTCCTGATGATTGTTTTGCAATTATAGATAGTTGTGCCCCACTACCCGAATAATCCTGAGTTAACCCATAGTATTCACCTGATGAATCCGATTTAAAAGTAAACAGTTTAGCTGCATAAGTGTAACCATAACCATTATCATATAAATCAATACCACCATAACCACCGTCAGATCTGATATTTGAAGTTGGCTTAATTTGATTTATATATAAAGTTCTTGCATTCCAATCAACTGTTGATAAATTTGAATTTTCATTATGCCAAAACTTTTTATAATTACCCCAATCCCCACCACTTTGACTTCTATAATATAAATCAGAACCATCACAAACTAATATCTGTCTGTAATCTAGATTATCTGCAAATGGCATTTGTATGCCCTGTATCCAAGTTCCACCCGATGGTTTATTTATCGCATCGGCTGCACAATTAAAGAAACCATAATCATTGGGAATATTTGGGGTTAAAACATCAGATGAAAAATATGCATATCCTGCAAAATCACCTGCATTTAAACCATCCAATTTATCAGAATTGATTGAATAACCTGCTGTTAAACTACTTGCTGTTCCTGTTAATCCAGCACCATTTCCAATAAATTGACTTGCTGAAATATCCCCCGAAAAATTACCATAGTTACCATAAATACCTTTCCATCTCTTCCCACTATCACCTAAGTAATAAGCATTATCTGCATTAGGTGTTAATCTATCTGCACTACTTGTAAAAATATTATCAGCAAAATATGTTGCATAAACTGTTGATGTAAATGTGGCTGTACCGTCATTTTTCAACAGAAACATATTAGAACCTCCATTATTTTTAGCTTCGATTAGGTAATGACCTGAATTACCGTCCCCCCATAACGTTAATCTACCATCCGATGCAGGTGTACCTCCTATTGATGAATTACCTCCAAATATTCCTATTCCATCCACCCACACACTACCACTTTGAGCACTTGTTGGGTTATTTTGGATATACTTACTATCTAAAGATACTCCTGCAATAGTTGGGGCAAAATCAAAATCAAATAATCCATTTCTATGAATTGTATAAACACCGCCCAAATATCCACCCGAATCGTCAAATCTATACAATCTTAAATCACTGCCAACATTCCCACCCGTTTCAGGTGCTTGGCTTTCAAATTCCCATCTTAGTTTAGTTCCTACACTTGAGCCATTATATACTTGCATCACGGCTCCAAAAACTGTAGATCTAAATGTATTACTTACCTCTATTTCATCCCCCCACAATTTACCCAATCGACTTGCACTTGAACCTATTGTTTGTGGGGTTGATTGAGATGTTAGTACTGCACCTAAGTAATTGCCTAAATTGTTGTTGAATTGACTAAGATTTACAGGCTTATCAGTTAAAGAATTATAGCTTTTTTCTGATAAGTTATTTAGTGAGTGATTATGAGTTGATAAAGAAAATGTACTGCCCAAAGTAGCCGTAATTAAATTACCTGTTTTACTTATCGACGTGATCGCATTCCCTGAACCCGTAACACTCAATGACGTTGCCGAACCACTCTCGACATTTACCAACCTACTATTGATTTGATTAATGGTGTAGGCGTTGAATGTGTCAGTAAGGTTCGAGTTATTGAAAGAACCGCCCAAGCTTGAAAGAGCATAGACCGTCTGTACAAGACCGCCACCACTACCGCCTACACCAACACCATACGCACTCAAAAAGTCTGTTGAGTATACGCCTTTGTCAATCGATAAAAAGCCATTAGCATCAACAATTAAATTTACTGATTTAGTCCCATTGCTAATTGTTAAACCATTTAATGTTGTAGTATTATTTACATTTAAATTACCTGTTATTGTTCCTCCCGCTAATGGTAAATATGTTGATGTTGCTAATGCCTTTGTTAAATATAATGTTGCCGCATTTGTTATTGTTAAATAGGTTGACGATGCTTGTGACTTTGTTAAATATGTTCCTGCTGCTATACTTGTTGTTAAATATGTACTATTGTCATAACTAATAGTAGTTCCGCTGATTTTGACAAATCCCGAACCATTTAATTGCGGTTGCTTTGTGCCGATTAAATTAGTTACTGTTCCGGCAAAGTTCGGGTCGTTCCCGAGTGCATTTGCAAGCTCGTTAAGGGCATCCAAAGAAGCGGGTGCACTACCAATTAAATCATTAAACCTGCGATCCACATAAGCGGTTGACGCTCCATTTGCCTCTAAAATTGAAATTCTCTTTTTCAGTTGTTGAGATGAAAAAGCATTGAAAGTGTTTGTTAAATCAGCATCTGAAAACGTGCCATCTGAAGCGTCTTGCAGGTCTTGATAACTAAACACTTGACTTATCAACCCTCCTCCTGAAACGCCAGTGCCTGAGCCAACGCCATATGCGCTAATTTCAACGTTCGAATATACTCCATTATCAATAAACAAAAAACCGTCGGAGTCTACTGATAAATTAACCGAATTAATTCCGTTTGTTATTGTTAACCCCCTAGTGGTAGTCGTCGCATTTACAGTCAAAGCTCCTGAAAGAGTGCCTCCAGTCAACAACAAATAAGAAGTCCAAGGAGTTTCGGTTATCCCGTATCCAGCGAATGTTGTGGGGTGTGAAGTTAGGTCAGAAAAAGCATGGCTATGATTTTTTAATGCGTAATTATCTGCGTACCCTTCGACGACAGATAATCTATTTGCTATTTTGCTTGTTGTGTAAGCATTAAAGGTAGAATCTAACGAAGAATTATCAAATTCTTGCGCAAGATCGTCATATCCAAAAACTTGCGATATAAGTCCGCCTGTTCCTCCCCCGCTTGGCATACCCGCGCCATACGCTGATATTTCATCTAAGCTGTAAACCGCCTTATCAATTAAAAGTTTACCATCACAATCAACCGTTAAGTTTACGGTTTGATTTCCATTTGTTATAGCCAGCCCTCTAGTAGTGGTCAAACCGTAGGAGGTAAAAGTTTTAGCAACCCAATCAATAGTTGGTAAATTAGCGGTTAAAGCATTATAAACAGAGTTATCGTACACAATATCTGTGCCGTTTACTTTCAAATATCCGTTACCTGATAATTTGTTTTGTTTTCCGGATAATGCAGTTGCCACTGAATCTACCCAAGGAGTATCAGTTATGCCATATCCTGCAAATGTGGTCGGATGTGAAGTTAGGTCAGAAAAAGCATAGGTTGGGTTATTTGGTAACGCCACAGAAATTACTCCTTCATTATCAATAGAGATACCGCCCCCGATACGAACACCCCCGAGCAAAGAAGAAGTTGCAATGGGCAAAACATATTCGGAAGACGAATTTAATTTTATTTGAGTTGCGATAGCCGCCGACAAGTTCAACGACAAACGAGCGATTGACTTTTCAGGACTTGAGTCATTCGTGTTTATTTGAAACGCTTTAGCTATGTCGTCTTGAAATTGTGGATAATTTATTCCGCTCATGTTTTAACTCTTTAATTATATTGTAGCTAACACAGATTGTTGAAAAGAATAATCAGGTTCATTTGGATAATAAAACGAACTTAGCACACCCGCGTTATCATATATCAGATTACCATCTAAATCCCGTATTACAAACCCTCTAATCCTTGGTAATTGACCTTTCGGTACGTTCGTGTCAGCGCGAGGGTAAAAGTTTGTATCAGGCACATAACGGACGTCAGTTGTATTTTGAGCCACGAACAATAGATTTTCCCATTCTATCTTATCGCCATCTTTCCAAAATCTGTAATCGAAAAGTTTCGACATTTGAATTTGTAAATCTTTTCTCACTGTATCTTTATCCGCCGCTGGATTTATGTCCAACCTGAATTGTATATCAACTAAAAACCATTTCACGTTATTCAGTTGCAATGAAAAGGTAGAGGCATCGGTATAATTCAAAAATTCGCTTATTGATAAAAATTCTTCAGACCTTGACACCATATCATTTATTTCGTCGGTCGTAAAGTCTTGCCCGTTACACGGAACAATGGTTAGGTTTAATTTACCTGAAGCGTCAACTCCGCCCTTGATAACCCTCAAGACGTTATTATTGATTTTCATCAATATTTGCTCAATATAAGAAATTGTATTTCTTGCTAATTGATTAACGCTTTCCTTTACCCGTATTCGATAAGTATCGTCACTTTCAGAGTCTGTGCCTCCAATTGCTTGATATTCGTTAGTGCAAGAAATATGACCTTGCGGAATTACGGACATTCTATTTATAGAAACTGGGTCTACTTTTGTACGTATGCCCGTCGAGTCGCTCTTTACTTTTGCATATTCAAACCCTTGAGATCCTATGGTCACATCCGTTTCAAGAGAAAAATAAATACCGCTCGTACTTATGAATTTATTATCAACGGCTGAATAATAAGTTCCTGCATCTGCTACCAAACGAATGTAGGTCGAGCTTCCGGAAGCAGGAAATCTTTCAGATACGCCTTTTCTTTTAGCTGCTTCGTCAAGATAACTGCCATATGAAGAGTCCGGAAATATATGCCCCTCAACTACAGCTTGATTCACTAAACACTTTTGGCCAATTTTCCCTACACCATAACCTATGCCGTTGAGCACAGATTCATTTGATATGTCGTTTACCTTATCGGTCTTATTTAAAAATATTTCCAAGAATATTTGCTTCAACTCTTGAACTGTGCTTACTTTAGTTATCATATACTTATCTTTTGCTCAGTTTTGTAATTATATTTGGTCTTGATATCGCAAGTCAATGTCATGTCCCCGTCGGAAAAATTGAAACTCTTTACATTTACGTATTCAAACAAATCGTTTTGCATGAACGTGTTTGTGATATCTTCCACTAAAATAGGATATGAAAATTGTTTAACCGTACTTCCTGATATCAGCGACATATCCTTGCCGAATAAGGGATTTTCCGGAACATCCCCTCGATTTAATTCTAATAATATAACACACTTTTGGTCTACATTATCGCGATATTGAACTATTTCTAAATCATTATCGATAAAAGTTATTTCTTTACAAATGTCTTTACCATAAATTCTTTCGCCTATTGGTTGGTCTAATATCGTGGTCACGACTATGTCCGTTGCGTTATTCACAAAAGCACTTATGGATTTAAGTTCATCAATTTCCCAATCTGACTCTTCCAAATCGTTATTCAGCATCAAATCAACCCAATCGTAACTTTCGCCGCTTACATTCTTAATTGAATTGGCCACATCTTCCATCGTCCTCATGCCTCCTACGGTAGTGTCTACTTGTATATAAGGTTTATACCCATATTTTGTTTTTGAAGTTCTTAAAAATTTGGGTAGTTTGTTTATCTTCTCTAATGTAACATTCAAAGTTTCCACTAAATCCATTAGTTCCCAATATCCACAAGTGGAAAATTTAGAAGAGAAATTCTTAAATTGAACGCCCAATAATACGCAATCCTTTGTTAATTTAGATAGCGAGTTCAAATGAACATTATCAATTGAGTCAGACTCCCCCGAAAAGTATTGAAGAACTATTGGATACGAATTAAGCATGAACAACCGATAGTCGTTCAAGAAATTTAATAACGGGTATTTTGTTACTTTTTCAAATTCGTATATTATTGAATCCATCTGTTATAATTTTAAAGCCATGCCGAAGTTCTTAATTGAACTCGTTATTAAATTATTCAACAATTTAGCTATTTGAGAACTTGCAACCGTAGTCAAAAATTTCTTCATATCTTTGTTTCCAGAGAAACTACTTTTTATGATGTTCCCGTCGGCTACCGCTTTTAATTCCACTGAATAAAACCAAAGCATATTATTTTCCACACCTTGAGAAAATGATTGCTGAAGCGGCTCAACTACGTACGATGTATTAAGCGCGTAATTGTTGAATATTAAGACATGGGGCTTCTTTTTGTCATCAAGTTCCCAAGCTGATTCGAGAATATTCTCCATCATCTTCAGAAGACCAAAACCAGTTTTAATCAATAAATTTTCTTTCCCTATTTTTACACCCGTATTTCCTCCAAAAAACGGGATTGTTGATACGTTACCCGTAGGTTGCACACCAGTAATCAATCGCAATTTCCTTCCAAAACAACCTTGCAACGAAACGTCACGAGGGCAAAATGTATCATTAAATAATGTAGTTACGCCTGTATTAGTCTTTGTTATCGTTGCTATTTGAGTCTTGGAGTCCATTATATTATTAGGCATTACCGTGAAAGTCATATACCCTTTTGTAACCCCTGAACTATCAATCAATTCCAAAGAACAAAGATAATATTCTATTTCATCTGGATAAAGCGCATGTAATGCTGCTCTTCCCATAGAAGATGTGGCTGAAGCCAAACCTGAAGCGGCACTGTTTAATCCATTAGAAAATAAATCCATATTAATCTGTATTTGAAAGCTTAGACAACAAACTGCTGAGTTTACCTTTAATAGTTGTTAATTTTAAGACTGATGGCGGCGAAAGCACAGCAGTTGGCATTGATACGGACAGTACCATAGTCGATATTGCGTCTATTAATTCTCCTAACAGGTCGTTCATTGAATTTCCTAAAACTAATGGTTGCTTACCAGAGCCCAAGTTTATAGTTTTTGATTCAATTTTTATTTCGTTCTTCGTTGCGGTTATCTTGTTGTCAAATTCATCTGTGTAAGTAAGACCCTCTCCTAACACGTACTCGATACTGCCCTTCGTTACCCCCTCTTCCGTAACATTCAAATTCAGGTTACCGCTTGTGCTTATGTTTATTTCTTTATCTGAAGTTATGTTGAGTTGGTTATCGCAATAAATGTCAACCATTGAGTCTTCATTTTCGCTGTTCACTTTTATCTTAAGATTTGCCGGATTATCTTTATCTCCCAGCAAACTTATTTGCAAAATAGATTCTTCGCCGTCCATAAAAAATTCGACAGTTTTTGAAGAACCATTTCCACGAACTAAACGATATTGGTTTCTATCCATCAAAAATCCGTTCCCCTCTTTTGTCAGATATGCGACTATGATTGGTAATCCAGAAACTCCATCTTTTATCCAAACGACTGGAGTACCAAACCCGTTGTCTTCGGGGAAATGTATGTTTTCCATTACATACGGCGGGCACATCACATTGTTAAAAAAACCGTAACCTCTACCGCCTTGTATCGTAACCCTATGAGTCAGATAGCAATCGTTTATATACCCTTCTCGTTCGTTTTCGTCAGGCACTACCACATACCCTACTCCACCGTTGCCGATATCAAGATTGTTGTTGTGTATGCCTAGAATATCTTTTTGCTGCATGTGATTATTTTGTATTTAATCTACCGTGTTTTATCAATTGTTCTTTTCTCATAAAATATCCGAATACTTCTTTGTTTACCTTCCATTTAGACATAACTTTTTGCCAATTAGATTCGGTTATCTTTTCTTTGTTAACGCCAAAATCTATAATATTGAAGTAACTATGTCCGTCAACCCCCTCAATAAATTCGCGATACATCCCTCTAGATACTCCCAATACTGTTTTCCGAGTTATGTTGTCTTTGCTTATACTCCAATCATTTGTAACGCTATCAATGTAAAATACCTCACCTGAAGTATGCAAAACAAGAGTGCCTTTTTTATAACGACGGTCTCCATTTAACGTAATAGTTCCCCGCCGCGTGAACGGAGCATAAGCGTTGCATTCTATCAGATATTGTAAATCGGCAAAAGCAGATTGGATTGTATTATCGTCGTTCGTTTTATTTTTGTCAGAATTAAATTTCCCCTTACCGACCCAAGTGTAGTAGTTACTTTCAACCGCTAATGGTTTAGAACCCCAAATTGATGCGTACTCCGGAAAGAATACGGCAGGAACCATAGTGGACAATTCAAATTCCCCGAGTTGAAGTTGATACTTTGGCATATATTGGTACCATGAATAAATGCCTTCTGTATTCCAATCCAAAGCAGTGGACACTATATCATCTGGATTTATTTCCAACATGGCAAGTTCCATCATATTAACAAATCCTTCTTTGTCAAGCGGCGGTTTTCGTGCTATCAAATAGTATTGGTCGCCATAAGTATCCCCGAAAAATTCCACCATAGGTTCTTGACAAACTTTATGAAAGAAATTTAATAACGAGCCTTGCTGTGAAGCTATGCTGGAATCAACCACTTGCTTATTTGAAACAGAACTGTCCATTATTAACTTCATAATTCCCCAAACTCCGGCAGCCGTTCTTAAAGAAGCAACCGTATTTTGAGGAGACACTTGTTCATCTTGTTTTTCAGTTGCGTTTTCAATTATGGTGTTTGGTATAATATTAGCTATTTTATCTGATATAGACACAAAATCAGTTTCCCAAACCATATAGCCGCCAGGAACAGAAGTATCATATACGCCTCCCTTACCATAAACCTTATTTGTTTTTTGTATAATAAGTTTATGATACATCAAAAAGTCTATCGGGTCTATCGGCGTGGAAATATGTCGTATCTCTAAATGCAAATGTGGCCCAGTAGAATGACCTGAATTTCCAGTCTTGCCGAGATAATCACCAATATTAACGCTTTCACCAATTCTTATTTTTGAAGATATGGAACTTAAATGGGCAAAATATATGTCCAAATAATCTCCTGCCATTATTTCGTATCTGACAACAACATGCTTGCCGTACCCCTTTATTTCGTTAGCTATTTTCGTTATAACTCCGTTCATGGGACAAGCTATTGAAATGCCAATTGGTGTGCCAATATCTATTCCCTTATGAAATTTGTCCCCTCTCTTGGCACCGAACATGCTTGTTATCCAAAAAGTAGGATATCCAACAAGAAAATTTTTCAAAAATACGGGAGCTTGTAATATAGCACTCATTATTTCTTTGGTTTTAAATCTATGAATTTAGTTCTTTTATTGCCGTATGAATCAAAAACATAATTCGGCACAACTTCTATGTTTGATAATTGAGACACAACCCCCTTCAATATATAATCCAAGTCCATATTTATTTTATTCCTGAATATGTCTATTTCAGTTGAATCTAGCCGCATTCTAAAGATAGGGTTGTTTTGAACTCCGTTTATGAAGTTTATGTCTTTTGAGTCTCCTTGTACTTCGTTAGCGAATACGGTTGATTCAGATTTTGTAGTAGACACGTTAAAGAAGAAAGACCCATCCTCAATTAAAAGCTTCATTAAGTCCCTCCCAGTGACCTCTACGTGAGCTTCTCCATTCACGTTATCGGTTACCACTCTGACGTTGTCAACCAACGCTATCATGTCGTAAACCTGCCCCGCTATTTTTGTTTCTATGTCAAAGCTGTCAGAATCAGAATTTTTGTTTTTGCGTATCTTTTCCATTTCCAATTCTTCAAAACTAATGAACAACAAGTCTTGAGAGGAAATTAACCAATTGAAGTAATTCGATTCAACTTTTGAAAAAGGAGCCTTGCTGTAAAACTCTTTGCCATTTTCGTAAAAAGATTTAGACCCAAATTCACTATCTTTAATAGCTTGATGATACATTTTATCTTTGCCGTTTACCTTAGTAAAATAATCATCGACAGCTGACATGCTTATTATAGGCAATGAAATAGTAAAGCTGCCGCCTTCGGCGGTTGAAGCGGTGTTTACACTTGTTAAATGCCTACTCAAATCTACGAACTGGCTTGACTCTGGACCAGTATATATTAATTTGTCTTTTCTTGATTCAGTAATATAGTACAAACTTTTGAACCAACCGAATACCTGACAAGTCGGGTTTCTTTTGCTCAGCCCGCTCGCTTTGTACCCTTCATTTTGATATATTTTTTGTATTTCTTCGTGGGCAAAAGCAATAAATTTTTCATTGTCTATTTGAAAGTTGGTTTGGCTTATGGCGAGTTCACGAGTTACTTTTGTCGGGTTTATTCTTAGATTACACGGACAAGGTAAGGTCATGTTTATGTCCAAATCGTTAACAGTCGGCCAATTCTTTTTGTTATTTTCTTTAGACCAAGCCGTCTTATCGAAAGCAGTCATTTGAGTAAATATCAAAGCACGATTACTTTCAAAAAAATCCTTTTCTGAAATTGCGTACACGCCAGACCGTTCCTTAAAATCTTTTATGGTCTTTACGCTCGAATTGTTGTGACGTAAAAATATGTATTTGTTGTTATCTTTTGCCATTGTTAATGTGCGCCTGCTCTACCTGTCGCTGGGGCTGAAGGAGCTGGCTTATTAGTAGTCATGTGAGTATAAATATTAGCAACAGATTCTTGTATTCCAGAAAACATTTTTGTCCACATGTCGTTCAGTTGAGTTGTGTTCTGAACCATGTTGTCTTTGAAGTTATTTGTGGCAGCTTGTTCTTCTGTAGTTTTAGTCGGGTCAGCTTTTAACAACTTACTTCCTTCCCCGCCATTAGTGAACGACTTAATCTCGGCATCTAAACGGTCAGGGGCGATGTTAGGAAATAAACTTTTCATTGTAAAATAACCTAATGTAGTATCCGTTCCGCCATTTTGGTTTTTGAGTCGTTGCAATACGGCTTGTATTAATTTTCCTTCATTTTTAGGGTCTCTTTTATCCCTATCTAATAAGTCCATCCTTCCTGCGTGCTCCGGAAATAAATCAGCCACTGAACTAAATACCAAAGCTTTCATTCGATCGTTTTGAGGGTTTTGTATTACATCCTGAAACGAAGCCATGTCGGAGCCGACCCTCTTATCTTGAGTTATCCCTTTAACTGACGAGAATGCCGCCAACATATTATTTGCTACATTGTAGTTTGGTTTGTCAGACCTGTCCATGTAGCTTCCCATTACTTGTTGTTGTATGTCAAACTTTTCTTGAACCCGAGTAAAATCATCCCCGCTTACTCCTGAACCCTTTATGCCTGATAAAACAGCTACCATGCGAGACAGAGCGTCGGTAACATTTATGCCATATCGGTCATATTGTCCGCCTTCAGTTAAAGCCCCCGATTTCATACCGAGCGATTTTTCCATCCCGTACCCTTGAATAGTTTGGTTGTACCAGTCATCAGCCGTTCCCCTTGCTCTTATTCTATCCGCGGCTAGACCTCCAAATTCTCCTCTATCCATACCAAACCCGACATACCTTTCGCCTAATTCACCGTCAGTGTCCATCGCATTCTTCAAATAATCCCAAGACTCTCCGCCGCTTCTACCGCCAGTAGCTGCATTCATGCCCGCTAAACTCAATAACCCCTTATTAGATTCACGACCGCTACCCATAGTTCCAATCAAAGCTGCCGCGATTCCTACTACCGCATTCATTTTCATGGCCATTTGAGCACTCATTCCGGCTATTGAAGAAACTCCCATAGAAGCCCCCATCATCATCTCGGGTATGCTTCCAGAAGTAGCCCCGTTAACAAGCGACGTCATCCCCTGAGCCCCCATCAATGTTCGGTCAAATACTGGATTAGCTTTGTTGCCACCCATTGCTCCAGCTATCTTGCCGTCGTATTCTTCAACGCGTTTTTGAGCAGCTGCTGCTTCTTCGGCTGTCATAGCGTTATCTCTGTCATGCATGGCATCTTTTCTGCCTTCACGCATTTTATTCAAAAACGAGTTGGGGTCTGTACCTCCCCTACCGCTCGTTATTTCGTCGGTCAAAGCCCTTATCGCTTCGGCTAAATCTGCTTCAGCATTTTTCTTTTCTGCTGATTCTTCAGAGTTTATTTGTTCGTCTTCTTTGTCGTACTTTTTCCCTATTTTTTCGTACTCGCCTTCTCTTAACCTTTCATATTGTTGGTCAATATTTTTTCTATGTAGTGGGTCATTTTGATACGCCCCGTCCATAGTTGCTATACGTTTTGCTTTTTCAATCTCAACTTGTTTGTCGATACTGTCGTAATCGCTGCCCATGCGACTTTGCATATCAGCGCGACGAGCGTTGTATTTATCGGATATGTCTTGGCTGGTACGTTCAGACTCCATCTTCTTCACGTTCTCTATGGCTTCTTTTGTTCCCATACCTCGTTGTTGCTGAATCTCATTACGAACTTCATCTATCAAACGAGTATCAGGTGCCAAAGAACCTCTAGAATCACGATAATCTGCAGTTCCGTCTTGACCTATTCTACCGCTATCAGGCAAACCGCTACCGACAGAATCAATCTCTTGTTTTAGCTGTTCAGCATTACCCCGTATATTTACAACCACGTCTCCCATTATTCTTCTTTTTTATCAAATTCAGAGTAGTCTAAATTGTCAAATGCCTCATCAATTTCGGCTTGACTTAAAGCATTTCCGTCTTTGTTTTCATAATAACCTACCGATTCATAATCTTTATCGCTTACATCGTTGGATTTAGATGCCTTCTTGTTGATATCTAACTCTTCTTGATAGTCTATAAGCATATCAATAAAATTCATTTCTCGGTGCGCTTTGGAACCAAATGGCACATTATATTTCTTTCTCCACCAATAATCTATGGGGAATGAATGCCATTGTTCTAAAAACTCACTCGCTTTCCTTCTCAGTGTCTTTTGTTGCTGGAACATCTGGCTCGCTAGATAAATAAAGTTCTTTTGAAACTGATTCGTACCAAGGCAATAATTGCTGTTTGTAAAAACCAATTAGCTCTTTAGCGTCCAAAGGATCCATTTTAGTATAATCTTCCAACTCCAACATACGTTTTACCTTCGGGCAAAGCACTTGAATAAATACTATCGCGTCTACTAAATCTAATGCTAAATACATTGATTTAATTCCGGAAGCCGACATTGAGCCGTAACGGTTATTGGTCAATGCTAACTTCATTGATTCCATGTCAAGAAGTTGTCCCACGTTGGGGAATTTTACAATTAGCTTTTCGCCTTTGAATATACAGGCGTGTTCTTTTTCAATCATGATTTTCAATTTTTACGTTTATTTATAAAACAAAAAGGTACTCCGTTTTGCAGAGTACCTCTTTTAATAGTTGATTTCACACTAAACGACGCCGTTGAACAAAATTGGTTCAAGATACTCAAACTCAGTATCACGTCCTGAAATTTGCCCTTCTTGGATATCAAATCCTTCACGGGTGACAAAGGCAGCGTTGATTTTAGCAAACGTTTCAAACTTTGCTTTAATTTGCCCTGTTTTTATATCAATAGCCCCGTCTTTCACCTTTCGCATTATAGCTATTTCCAGCCCTTCTTCTTGCAGAAGCAATGCGTTTGTCCAGTCTTCGATGGAAGCTGAATTACGAAAACTTCCCCTGACCATTTTATTAGCCAGAAGATTGAAATTGATAGTGTACGAGGAGCAAGATAAAGAACCGCTCCATTCTACTGGAGGAAGTTCATCTGGGTTGAACCGACCTATACCCGTAACCTTGCTTCGGCGGATATTTTCAGTAACTCGAACGCTTTTCATTTTACCGATAGTTATCCCATCGATTTGTATGATTGCGATTGGCGCCGTCATTACCTTTTCGTTTTTATTAGCCATGATTGTATATTTTTTAATTTTTTTTTTTGTTTATATTATACTGTGAAATCAAGCATATTTCCCACAAAGAACATCTTGTTGTTCGGTACGTTTGGCACAAAATCGTAAGTAATGAAGAAGTCACCATTAACAGCCGTAACCTTAACATTTTTCCAAGTGATAATCAAGTTGTCATTTCCTGGTCTAGCAACTCTTGAAGCCAATTTGGTTTCAGTAAAGTTCTTCAAACTTTCTGGAGAGGCTTGTGCTACAGTATCGCCAGTGAACCGAGCGGCTGCGTCAATGATAAGTTCTTTATTCAGTTGAGCCTTGATAAGCGCGATTGATAACTCCAGACTTTCTCCATCGTCAGCGATAGTCTTTAAGTTGTCTTGTATCGTAGTGACACCTTGATTGATGCACCAGTACCCGTTCACGTTACGAACGTGCATAATACCCGCTTGTAAAGCATCCACCCGTTCTTGCTTTTTCAAATCATAAACGAAGTTTTTGTAGCCAATCCGTTTAAAAGTCAATGGAGTTTGAGGAGCAAGGCTCGCATTTAAACCTATGACTGAAGCTGCAAGGTAAATTGACGGAAGGCTTTTATTCCCGTTTTTATCTTTTCGCACTTCTTCGGGGGAACCATGAACTGTCACAACTTGTTCGTCGTTATAATATTTTGCAATTGCTTCGGAAGTTCCAGCTTCTCCAAATAAGTCGTCGTCTTTTTCACCGCCGCCGATTACCATGAACTGAGTAAACTTCGCATCATTCTTCAAAAATGCATGCAATAAACCATTTGTGGCGGTGTCAGTTCCGTTTACTCCATATTTATCGCATAAAAAGAATGTTACGTCCAATTCTGTAATTGCCTCAAGAACGGCTTGATATTCATTGTCTGTCAAGAATGAAGTAGTTCCTCCTACAAAAAGAGCTTGTGGCCAAGCAGCAAGAGAGCCATCCAATAACGAGTTAGGAGTTACTACGAAATTAGCCATCATTACTTTGTTACCGATAGCCCAAGAATACATATCTCCTATGGTTCGACATCCAGGACTTTCGACCAGTAATGCAGGAGCAGAATTAGCATAAGATTTCGTTCCGTACGCTTCTCCGTCTTTGTCATTTCCAGTCCAAGTTCCCTTGTATATTTGTAATTTGAACGCCCCGTTTACGCTACCAGATATGATTTTAGCAGCATACCCAGTTTTCAATATGCCTGATTGCATATCTATGACCCCGTTGCCTGCTATTCCTTCATTTTTACAAGTTAAAGTTATGTCTCCTTTGGTGCCCATAGTTAAAACTATGTTTGCTGGAGTGGTCGTGGCGGCACGTGTGTAATACAACTTTGGTATTCCGACAGAACCTTCTATTGGCATAAACAGCTTCTTGGCCACATCGGCAAGAGGTCCCCCGTTAACGAATGCGGAGAAATCTTCCCAAGCAGTAAATTCATATACCGCTTTTACCCCTTTTGATATGGTTCCTTTTATTCCGGAACCGCCTGAGAACTCAACGCCACCTGATAAGCTTAATCCCGTATCTATAATCATAGCGTTGCCAAAATTAGCAACATTCGCTACCGATGTAGGATTATAGACCGTTGCGGCATAACTTCCTGGTTCTATGCAGTTCTTGCCCTGAAAATTAACAACTGTACTCATAATTATAATTTTTATTTTGTTTATATTACTACTTGTTCAAACATCTTACCTTTAAATACGAAGTTTTTTATCACTTCATCGCACACTGTTTTTGGAACGGTTAATTCATATTTGAAAGATAAATTTAGTACCTTATGGAATACTGCTACTGGTATTAAATCGTCTTGCATCATTACATCATTTCCGGATATTTTTGGCAACCTCAACCCCAAAAGTTCCAAGTGCGGGGATAATATAAGCAACATTGATTTTAATACATTATAAACCACTGAAACTTCGCTGGAGTTATCGCCTGATATCATGATTTGATAATTACTTTCCATCATTTGCGTAAGCGTTTCTCTTTTTATTTCGTTGCCTACTGAGTCGGTTTCTGTTTCAGTGATATAACCTTCACCAAGACCTATTGAACTATCGCAAGATGATTCGGCGGGCAACATTATATGCAACGATAAATCTTTTGCTACTTGAAAATTGTACCCAAAATTAACGCTTAAAAATTGAGTTTTTGAAAATATCCTTTTTGCTTGTTCAAAGTAATTATAGTTGTTTAATCTAATCGGTTGCCCGTCCGAATTTTCTCCGAGCATTCGGTACAATATACTTTTTTTAGAATCGGCTACATTTTCAACAATATCGTCCTTCAATACCTTTTTTATAGTTTCAAGAGTGTTGTAAATTATTATTTCTGGAATTGTTATTGCGTTCATAATGTTGCGTCTAAATATTTCATAGATTCGTTGTTCACTATTGTGTCTACGTCGGTTATTTGAATAGCTTCTTCTGACAAATGCAAAGCTTTTAGCCCCTTGTGTATCCAACTCATTGGGTCTGAATTTGAACTCACGCGTCTGAACGTTCCGTACGTATTTTGAGTTGAATTAGCGTAAACCCCAGTCCTCTTACCTAACCCATCATACAAAGAATTTTTGTGTTGGTACTCGGCGAATAATATTGCTGAAGATTTAGGAGCCGTTATTTCTGCTCTTGATTGCGGAATATTATATGGGGATGGAACGCTTGAGGCAGGGAGTTGTTCACCTTTAGATTGCTTCAGTACTAAATCGTAAACCTCTTGAGGTATTTGTCCAGCAAACCCCGCCATCCCTAATGTCCCCGGCACTCCAATACGGAATGGGATTGTCAGATACCAACCAGCTGGTTTTATCATCATCCCCTTTTTGTTATAAACGGGAACTGTGTTTTTAATCTTAGCTGATTTCATGAACCCCGCTTTCATGTCAAAAGCGGAAGCTCCGTTCTCCAACATAGTAGGCATAACCCCTGTTAAGACTATTTGCTTTTCAAACCTTCCTTTATCTACTTTGTGCAGGTTTTGAAGATATTCAGGAAGTGTGGATTTTAGATTTTGTTTAGCCAAAGATACCCAATTAAGATATACGGCTGCGGCGACTTCGTTAACGCATATTTCCGTTAACAAATTTATATCGGTAGCACATAAACCGAATTGATTTTTTAACCCAGTTAAATCTAATTCTATCGGTTTCATTCGTATATTGTATTATCGAATATTTCAACTCCGAATTTTTGCGCATCAAACATATAATGTGCTTTGCGGCAGGTAACGTTTATAGGCATTGCTGTGAGCCTTTCATCGGAAAGCGATTCATTCCTTTCCCTTACCTTCATTAATTCCCTATTAGCATCTAGAACATGGTATACAGGAGCATAAGAGTACCGAACTGTAATTGATATAGGCAAATCTTTTACCGCCATATCTCTAGATTCTATTAAATCTTGTATTCCCAAGTCAAACGAAATTCGATTGCCCTTTATGGTGTATTGTTTATTCGTGAGAGGCAATAACGGCTTGTCATCCGACACAAACAAATATATGTTAGTTATTTCTATCGGTTCATAAATTGGGTATGATATTATTTCACCGCCGAAAAGAATTGGTCTTAATACTTCTGAATAATACGCCTCTAATTCTATAAGGATTATTCTGTCCATAAAACCCAACTTATCAATTCCCCTCGTAGTAATCTTAGCTGTTCCTTGATTTATTTCGCTGAAGTCTTTAAACCGCTTCGCATTGTTCATGCCCTGTGAAACTACCCGAGTTAGTTTTCGGTCTACAAATACCCAACCTCTTCCAGAACAGTTTTGACAAGTAGATAAAGCTTGACCCCCTGATTTTTCATTGCAAGGACAACGAAGTGCGCGGTCTATATATGCTTCATACCCGTGGTTATCGATTAATTCATTGAAGTCACCAACTCGCCAAACTGGTTGTGGGTCAACAAACTCTTTAGGAGTAGTCACAATTGGCAATTGATTAGTTACAATGCTTTTATTTTTCATGTTTATAGAACTTCAAAAGTTATTCCTCGGTATTGATTTTTAATGTTAGGGAAGGCGTCTTTCATTTCCTCGATATATAGCTTTATTCTGCCTTGGAAGAGACCTCCAGCCGCAGACCTAGATAACGGTGTGTTTTGAGAAACTCCGTCTAAGCTGACTTGGATGTTAGTTATCCCAACCCCATACAAAACATCTCCTATTATACTGAGAACGCTTACCGCCGCCATCTTTGAAATGAAATCGAATAAATCTTTTGGCGTTATATCCCAACCTGTTACGTATGACGTTCTCCAATAGTTAGGTATAAATTTTTGACCGAACCACCCCATGCTTGGTGAAATTCCGTTGAAAACTAATGAGTTTTGATTCATTTGTGAACCACCACCCATATTAGCAATTAGATATATATTGCGGTATATCGCAACTTGAGATATTTTTTTAAGAGATATCCACTCTTTAGGATATGTTATTTGACAAACGTCGTTTATATATCCGCGAAGCCCGTCTACCGATACAATCGGGTACATTGTCCTGATATACCCCCAGCAATTAAATTCTTCACGAACAAAATCACGACTTTCTTCAATCACCTGCTTAGTAAGTTTTATACTAAACAAATTTTCAATCTTTTGTTGTGCGTTCGCGATATGGTTTTTAATAGCTTGAACTGACAATACTCTACCGTCATTGTTACTCATAGGTATTCCAAATAAGTAATTTTCTATCAATTCAGAAGGACTCATAATTAACCCTTCGTTCTTGTTGTATTGTATTTTCAGCTTAAGTTTTGGCATGGCGGTATATCAGGCTAAATGTTATTTAACTTCTTCAGGTTTTTCTTCAACAGTCGTTTCAAGTTTTTCTTCAACAGTCGTTTCAGGTTTTTCTTCGTCAGCTTGTTTGTCTTCTTCAGCTTGTTTGTCTTCTTCAGCCAAATCAGCTTCAAGTTTCAAATCATTGTACTTTTTGATTAAGTACCCTTGCATCAACTTGTCTTTTGTTTTGAACTTCACATATTCAGATTCTGGATATCCAGCTCCTTCAGCCAACGCTATCATTTCCGGCATGGTCATCTTTTTGATTGAAGACATTACTTGTTCTTCTTCTGACTTATCTTCAATGTCAGCGGTGTTGACTTCGGCTACGATTGCTTCCCAATCTTCGGTTTGCAAAAGCAATGTTCTTGCAGCTTGAGTTGATACTTCAACTTGACCTTCAGCGTCAATTGTTACAAGACCATCAAAAGGAATAATCAATTTACAATTAGTAATTTTTTTTGATTGAATTTTCATAATTTTTACTTTTAAAAAAAAGAGGGGAAAGGGCAAGACCCCGACCCCTCTTCTTCGATTATACAATTTTTGTTTTATACCAAGGAAGTTCCAATGTTGATGAAACGAACCATTTTCTTTGGTGCGTACAAGAACGGCGTACCGTACATTAGAATCATGAAACGGAACGCTGGCGATAATACTGCTAAATCCATTTTCATAAGCGGAGCCAACTGAGCGAACTCAATAACCTCGTTGTCGAACTGTTGCATCATCGCTTGGTCCGTGTCAGGCAAGAAACGGTTGTTGTCGCGAATGCTTCCAGCGGCTGCGCCATCATAACCGCGATTCAAATCGTCCAAAGAAACATCGAACAATGGGAAGAACTGGCCACTTGCCAAACCGCCTCTTTTTGTACGATAAATTCTGTAACCTGTTGCGGCATTAATTCCACCACCAGTAGTAAATTTCAAATCACAAGCGGCTCCGACAACGGCAGTTACTGCTGCAGTGTTGTAAATTGACAATGCTGATTCACCCTTGCGGTTCAAAGCGGTAACGGCATAATATACAGCTCCTGCGTCAGTAGAGAACCACTTGCTTGAAGCAACGGCACCTGATACTGCGATAGGAGTAGTTGCATCCCAAATTGGAGCTGCTGGAGCGGCTACTGAATTGGCTGCGCTCAAAGAAGTACGGAAAGGTAATTTCTTGAAGAACACGTCGTGGTTCAAACCGATCTGACCAAATTGAGAATCAAAAGCCTGAACTTTCTGTCCCATGATACCATTCGACATGGCAGCAGTATTTGGTTGGATGAATTTGTTACCGTAGAAGTTTTTCACGAAGTTACTCAATACTGCAGGAGGTGCATAAATCTGAGTTCCTAAACCGTAATTTTCCACAATGGTATTGGCAGCAGTTTCGATAGAATCTTCTTGTAAAGCTTTACCGCGTAAATCCACGATATGTTCAGAATCCATATAAGCTCCGAAGTTAGCCCAAGCATCAGACTGAATCTGTTGAGCTATAAACCCATTAAATTCCTGAGGGATTATTCTTTCGTCACCGAAATAAAGAGATTTGTTCAACTTGCGAAGAATCCAAAGAGTACCGTCTTTGATAGTACGTTCCATAACGTTACCAATCATGGTATTTACCAAAGTCATTTGGTGAGTGACGCTCTTGGTAACTCCAAGATATTTCACCAATTGAGCACGACGTACATAAGTCGAGTCTTCTTCATCCGGAAGTTCACCTTCGGCATTAAAACCACCGCGATCCTGGCCATAGCTGGTCTGTTGGTTATATTCTTCCACTGTATTGAAAGCAGCTTTCTTTGGTATGTCTTTCCACAAACGAATATCAGATTCCTTGAAAGTGATATGTTTTAAAGTTTTTTCCAAAGACTCAACTTTCAACGGAGCTCCGGAAGCATCCGCCATGTCGGTGTTTTCACGACCAGTAGTTTCGCCAGCACTTAACGCTTTATTCAGAGCGTCAACGCTTTCCCCCGAAGAAGATCCGTAACCGTCATTACCAGCGGCGTATCCGTAATCAGAAAGATTGATTGATAATTTTTCCATCTTTTGTTTGTTTTTATTTTTATTTTATGCTACAATTTGAATTCCAAATTCGCGCTTAACGCGGTTAATAATTGCTTCGGGGAGATTTTTGTTTGCTTCAAAATGGGTACAAGCCGCTCCGTATTCTTCGTCGTATCCGCCCTTTTGGAAAGTTGCTTCATCCAAAATAGCGGCTATCGCCTTTTTCTGATTTTTCATACTGACGCGTTGAAGTCCATCTTCAGCTGGTTTTTCATTGAAGTCATTGTCCCCCGCTTTAGCGAAATTCTTATCGACTGCTGCGGTGTTGCGTAATGATTTTGGAGCTGGCGATGAAGAACCAAATTCTTCAAGTTGTTGACTCAGCCCTAAAATAGTTGATTCGTTGCCTTTGATGACGTCCAATAATTCGGCTTCACGTATAGCGGACGAGTCAAGCTTTTGAGAACATTCTTTAATAAGAACGGCAGCAGCAGTAATGAAATTTTTGGTTTGTTTGTGAGAATCGGCGATGGCTTTTTCAATCGTGTCAAAGCGATTTTCTTTTTTCACTTCTTCATTTTCTTCAGCCTTTTTCACTTCTTCTTTAGCTTCTTCTTTAGCTTCTTCAGCTGCCGTTTCTTCAGCTTCTTTGGCTGGTTCTTCTTTTGTTTCCGCTTCTTCGGCTTTTACAATCGTTTCAGGACTTGATTCAATATCAAGACCTAGAACTTCATATGCTTTTTCGATATCAGCATCGGTAACTGTTTTTCTATCATTCATATTTGAAATTTTTAGTAGCAATGAATATATTTTTTCTGCTTTTTCAATATTAATAGTTGGTATGTCTATAAAGATACGCTCCATGACTTCTGACTTGCAAAAAGTTTGGTTCTTTACTTTCTTATCTACAGATTCTTTGACCAGAGGAGCAGCTGAAGTAGTGTCCATCGATTTTTCTTCTTCGTCTTCTTCAGGATCTGAACCTTCGCCCTTGATAATGTCAGCAAACGTTTGAGCGTTTTTAGGTTGGTGTGTTATGGCAACTCCCGTGATGCTTGCCTTAGTAATAATTTTATAATCGGGGGATTTTTTGTCGTTTGACTTTCTTTGAAGAACTTTACCTTCGATTGAGTAACCGAGACGGCGGGTTTTGCTATCCTTTGCTAATGTAAGAGCAAGCTCATATACGTCACGAGCTATCTTGCTAGAGGGATACAAATCAGTTTCAATGTATAAACCTTCAGGTCTAATTTCACCTTTGCTCGGTTCGCCTACGATTGTAGCGGGAGCTCCCTTAGCTTGATGGTGCCAATTTACGGTTCCGCTCTTCATTAAAGGTTCTATGTCAAACCCCTTTGGGTCTAAGAACTCGCCGTCTGAATCTTTGTCCATTGTTGAGGCGATACCGCCAAGCCGCATTATTTCAACGCCCGTAGTTTCGTCAATAGCTTTTTCGATTGCTACTGGACACCAAAATTTAAAATCGTCTTTGAGTACTCGTTCCATAAAAAAAGGTCAAGAAAGTTATTTTGTAACTCTTGACCTTATTATAGCTGCTCAAATGAAATTATTTATTTTTCTTCTAAAGTATTTTTCTTTTTCGCAAAAAGAGCCCCGACTAAAGATAATACCGCAACAGTCTGCAAAACTGATTCCGGAATAAATGTTTGAAACTTTTCAGGCAACGCCATGAACGATAAAGAAACTGAAACTGCGGTCGCGCTTAGCGCTATTAATATCCCGCAAAACCATTGATATATTTTAGGAGTCTCTTTCTTCAAGTCCTCCCAAAAATTTATCAAGTAAACAATAATTTTCCCCTTCATAATATTCTTATTTAAATCCTGGTATTAATGTTGCGTCAGGCACATAATCCGTCGGCTTGTAATTTTTATTTTGAGCTTCAAACACGCGAGTAGACCACCCCTTATAATATTTCCAATATGTTGGTTTTTTATTGCACAAATTATAGTATCTTAACAACCAAGAGAATTTATACAATTCTATAAAATCGCTGGTAGACATAAACGTTTTCAATTTGTATTCATTTATGGCATTGTTTAAAGAATCTAACTTTTTTTGTTGCGAAGCTATGACCTCTTGAAGTTTATATGTCGAATACAATAAAGTGTCATTTTTAGCTTTTAGCGTAATGATTGAATCTTTCAGCGGCTTGTCAAAAGACAATGTCTGAATTTGTTTAGGGGAACACGCTGCAAAATTGATAGATAATAGTAACAGCAAAATTACTTTTTTCATAAGGCGTTTAATTTTGATATAAGTTCTGGGTCAACCACACCGTCTTGTTTTACGTGTACCAAACCTTCTGCCATCTTTATAGCTGGTGGTATTCCGAGATTCACAGCAGCGTTGACTAATACTCCGGCAATTGGTTGAGTCTTTATACCGTTGCCGCCTATCTTATTCCAAAAGTTTCTTAGGTAGAAACTCAATACGCTGTCATCTAATCCTGGTATTGCGCCTAGATTTTTGGGGAAATTAACTTTATCTTTTTTAGCAATATCAACGTACTTCCACACAAGTTCGTTCGGCCAAAAGTTACGCGCTATTCCCCCGATCGTTTCCCCTCCTGCATCGTCTTTGTCGTTTACATACCCAGTGCGTTTGTTTTGAGAATATCCTTCAATTGAGAGGACAGGTCTTATTGCTAAAAGAAAATCAGCCATTTTATTTTATTGTTAAAGATGTGAAATCAATGCAATTTTTATTTAGAAAGTCAATTAGTTTTGTGGACTTATTTGAGTTATCTAACGACAGAAATTTTGATAACTCAGTTCCATCGTTTTCCAAGTACTCCTTAAACCCGTTTTCTAAAAGGTATATTTGAAACCCTTTGCGTATTGCTTCTTGGTATTCGGGCTTCAAATCGCTTAGAAGCATAGTCTTGTCCATATCCTCAATTAAATGCGGATACTCAAAATTTTTCATTAAAGGGAAATCACCTTTAAATGGGATAAGTTCGCTCGGCTTCTTTTTTAACAAATACGCTTTTGCTAATGTCCCTACTGTTGAAACTAAATTGTAATCCATATAGTTTATTTTTTTACGATTATTTTACTCCTATTTAACACAACCATAAATGAATTTCCGCGCCCGTTTCCGTCCGGAGCAATCAAAGCATCATACCCCTTTAAAGCGGCGTAAACACCGATAGCTTCACGATTATGATGTCTTGTATTGTCATAAATTGCTGAATACACGTCAGCGTCTGCGTTCTTTGGCTTCTTTAAAGCGTCCAGCTCTTCTTTAACAGTTACGTTGGCTTTAAACAAATCGTTAACTTCTGCTTTCATTGTCGCTACCTTATCTCCCATTTCATCAACCCCTTTCGTAACTGCTTTGTCGATTACCTTATAATGATTGTTCATGAACCATTCTTGAAATTCTTGAACTGGATAACTATACGGGTTGGTGAAAGTATTCTTTTGTTTTATTGCATTATTTTCATACCGATATTTACTAAACATTAAAGATGTTTTAGAGTTTGGCATTTTCAAAATGTACACGTTTGAATTGGGAGCTTTTTCAGTGACAGTTCCCCCGTTTGACGTAACCCATTTAGTTATATTTTTACCAAAGAAATCGTCAAACTTAGGGTAATCAGGTTTATCGTCGTCGTCTAATTTTCCCCAATCTATGCTATCAATAGTAAGTTGATGGTCAACTAACGATGCTTCGTCCCAATGCATATCAGCTTTTATATCCGCCGTTACTTTTTCGGTAATGTGTAATAATTCGTCTTTCTTTAGTTCTAGCTCTTTGTATAAATTGTCCAATTCAGCTTGCTTAGCCATAGCCGCTTGAGTATCGAATGTTGTAAGTTTTTCAATTTCTTTTTTTAAATCTTCAATCTTAGCAACCTTTGCACTTTTGTCCATTGTACATTCCAATATCTGACCTCCGATATGTGCGTATTGGTGAGCGTGAGAATACGCGTCAGACTTTTTATAATCAGCTTCAGTTCTTTGCTGATTTACCCCATCATTCACGTGAAAATAAATACCTTGACCATAATACCCCATAGTACCATAAAAGCACTCATCTGTGTATTTGAACTCGTCAGCCCAATATAAAGCGGTCTTTCCTCTGCTGTCATCGAGACCCCTGAATAATTGTATATCACCATTGGCTATTTTATCCCAATAATTCTTATGTTCAACTACCAAAGGTCTTGCATCAAATCCGCGAGATTGACAAATAGTGTCTAATAATTCCCAACCGTGTTTGCCCGTATTATTCAGTTTGCTGTCAGCACTCGAACCGCTCGCTTGAGACCAAAAATCCTTTAATTCATCATCCGAAAAGTCCCTGTACATATCAACGTCTGGAAGTAATGTCCTTGGTAAAACAGTACGGTTTAATTTCTTTTCAACGTCTTCAATATCTTTTTTTATTTTTTCAAGACTCGCGAAACGCTTGGTCATGACGTCCGCTAAAACCGCATCGCCTGATAAAGAAATAAAATTCAGAACATCATCCTTTTTCTTGATTACTTCATTTATTTGCTCGACCTTTTCTTTATTGGTTAGATTACCTAAAACAGTGGGATTATATTTCAGCATGCTGCCCCAGTCATTGACGTCATTGTCAAGTCCCTTCATACCACCTTGAGCTTTATAAAACAAAGAACCGCCGTTATCAACTCTGACTAACCGCCCTGCTGAATCAATTAATATATTGTCGTTTTTATAGACATCCCAATTTGACAATAGCGCGTCGACGGCATACCCTTTAGCCATATCAGGGTAATTAGAAGAATCAGGAACTTTGGTAAAAGGTATAAATTTGGACAACAATGTTTTATTGCCTTGACCATCATCATACATTTCCATGTCAGGAACACGCTGCCCGAGTATATGATAAAGCTGCGTCGCCATGTACTCGGAAGCTACGTGTCCGTTGGAAGTATTACTCCCCTTCTTCATCACATATTGATTGCCCTTCGAGTCTTCAACTAACTGAGCCCCCGTACTTCCACCGAGTGCTTTAATTACCTTAAGATTGCTTATATCTTTTGGGAACATATCGTTTACATACGCAACATTTTTATCCGCTTTTTTGCTTGTTTGTTTAGCGTTACCCGCTAACACATGCCCCTTGTATACTCGCCAATCGTATGTCGTTGTAGCCCCAGGAGTTAGAGTCCATATATACACAATTCCATCAACGTTTTTAGTTTGGCCAGGAAGTATTGCCTTGCATATTTCAGCGTCTTGAGAAACTTCGTTTAAAAAATCGGCGATGGATTTTGATACATAAAGGTGATATTCGTAATCATCCATGAAATCGTCGGACTTTATCTTATACGCGTCACAAGCCTTTATCAATGTATCGTAAGAAGAATCGTCCAACGCAAACTGGGCGATCCTCTCCAATGCTACTCTGTATTTATCCATGATTACCCTTTGGTTTCTTCAAATAATAAGGATTCGGCTTTCTCAATTGACATTTCGTTTATTTGATCTTCAAACGATTTTTCAATTACTTCCGGAACGATAACTGTTTCTTGAGAAGTTTCAGCCTTTTCAAAAGTTTCAACGCTCGAAACAAACTCATTATCGTCCGCCTTCGTCAAAACCTGCAATGCTTGAGTTTCCCAGTCTTTGTCCTTTGTGCCTAAATATTTTTGAAAATTGGTGCTTTGTTTTCTCAGATTAGCTCTAGTTGCAGTTCTTCGTTCGTTGAGTATCTTTGCAAAAGTTCGGGTGGTAAATTGCGCTGGGTCAATATTGTTTTCGTGTCTGATAATTAAATCCAGAAGTTCTTGACGTTCTTTTGCATCTTCAGCCGCATCGTCCAAACGTGGAGCTGAATCAAATTCGTAATCTTGAAAACGACTCTTCATAGTTTCAATCGTTTCATGGATAGTCAAGTAAATCTCCGAAACAACCCCGCGGGACAAAATAGCTTTTGTGTCCTCGTTTTCAGACAATGTATTAACGTCTTTATTCGTCATTACCATTATACGCCCCGTAAATTCAAAATTGCTTTTAACGTCATCTGGATCTCCGATAATTCTCTTGCCCGAAGCTGAACAAGCCTTTTTCATAACCGAAGCACAGTCGGCGCGGGTAATGACCTTATCAGTATCGTCGAATAATATGATTTTGCCGTTGTGAGCCTTTAGGATAGTAAGAAGTTGCTTTCCGGAAGCTACGTCCGTTGCTTCAAAGATGTCATAATCTCCATCTCCAGGATTGTCTCCTTCTTGGAATGGTTTCATGTTCAGTTCTTTGGCGAGTCCATTAAATCCGTATGTTTTACCAATACCTGCTCCCCCCGCTGAAATCATGAACCTTTGGCCATCGTTTTCAAGAAATTCCAAATACTTGGCATTCAAATCGAATATTACTTCGTCGGGTTGAATGTAGTTAGGGTCTTTTATTTTTTGTTTGTAAACAAATTTGTCGTAACGTATTCGGTCAGCCTTACCGATAAGCTTGTTAAACGTCTTTTGAACACGAGGGTCGTTTTTGTTTAAATACCATTCTTCGCGTATAACTTCCTGACCATCTAAGTCTACTTCCGCTCCGTCGGCTATTTCATCAGTGGAAGCCGCAGGTTTGGCTCCTCCTCCAACCATTTTGCTTATTTTGGCTTGCTTAGCCGTGTGGTCGTCTAATGTGCCCGCCGTACTGATTCCCGAAATATCAATCCCGCGCTTTTCAAGTTCTTCGCGGGCAATGATGCGTTGTTCGGCTTTTGCATTCTTTGCTCCGGCAAATGTTATTAATTTTGAATCATCAGTTTTAGAAGCCCATTCTTTTAGAGTATCATTGCTCATTGGCTTAGCAGTAGAGCTAGAAGTTACACTCCCCCTGCCGCCTTGCTTTCTCCAGTCTTCTTTCCCTGAAGACAACAACGTCCATACTAGCGAGCCGTCTTTAGGGTGAATGTCGCCAATTGAATGCGCTTTATTAATAACATTATCTTTATCCATGTCAATAGTTTTTTATTTTTTACACATGACAATTAATAGTTGATTCTATTCTGTTTCGAACTCGATTGGTAAATGTATCCCGAAAAAGTCTTCCATAATCTCACGAGTAACCCGCGTAACCGTATCAGAATCTTCG